AAAAGCGGCACTCTCCGCTGGAGTCAATATTCTCGGTTGGGCAGAAGCAGGGGAAGCAGCTACTTGCTCAGAAGCGTTAGCATAGTAAGGATTGTCACCAAGAAAAGTTTTTAGGTCGATATTCTGTGGCATCACTTACTCCTTACTTTGTGTGTTACTAGCTCCAAAGTAGAAACTAATCACAGCACTAACAAGACCACCAAGATACCCCAAAACTAGATTAATCAACTCCATTGAATTTTGTTCAGGAGGCATAATCGTAATCATAGAAATGTACGCACAGAAAAACGCCACCATGACCACACCAATAATACGAGCAGTCCAATCACTAGAAAAGTATTTTCTGGCGTCTTGCTTGTCTTGTGTCTCAAGCTCAAACATATCAACGCCCATTTCTTTCATCTTGGCGGCATACTTGAGCTCTGCCTCTTTTATGCGCACTAAATCTTCAGCACTGGCATCCTTCATTCGGCTTTCTATAGCCTGTGGTGTAGGCTCACAACCCAATACTTCCGCAATCACCTTTCCTGCGGTTGCTCCCAAAGGGCCACCCAAAGTAGCCCCCAGAGTAGGAGCTAAACCTCCTACTAAACCCTTTAGCGCACCAAATTTCATCACAGCACCGCCAAGGCAATCACTACAATTACTGCAATCAACGTAGCACCACCGATCCTTTCAGCTGTGCTTTTTTGCATCCAATTCCAAACTGGTTGGCCTACCTTTGCCAATCCTTTATTCAACAGATTTTGCATTTCTTGTTCCCTCGCATCTCGCCACCATCTTTAGCTTTAGTACGTCCCGCCTTACTCAAAGCAATAGCGACTGCTTGCTTTTGTGGTTTACCAGCCTCCATCTCCGTACGGATATTTTGGCTGATGGTTTCCTGTGAGCTACCGCTCTTCAGGGGCATTAAAAAACACCTCTGAATTTAGTTCCGCGCAAAGCCGCCCCACCACCACGACAAATATCCCCGTTGGTAGCTCGGTTGCTTGTCGCATCCATCGTGGCATCCGTAGCCATGCCACCATCTGCCATACGCAACATTTCTCCACCACCCTTCTTCTTGTCGCGCTTTTGTTTAGCCGCAGACTTCATGGATTCTGAAGTGTTGCCGTCATTATCCATATCTAAAAAATCGGGTTTTACATTGCCACCATCTGCCATACGCATATAACCCCCGCCCATCTTTTCTTCACGGGGTTGTGTGTATTCTTCAAAAGTTTCTTCTAGTTTTTGGCGACGCTTAACTTGCTTTTGTGTTTGTTGACCTGCTCTATTTGCCATATGCGGCTCCTATCTATTGCCTTGTTGACGTTGGGCGTTTTGTTGCATACGGATCATAGCAAGCTCCTCGGAAGATTGTATGCGTTCTCTACCAAGTGCCACATTTTGCGCCTGACGTTGGCGATCTAGTTGCAGTCTTTGCTGGTCATACTGTTGATCCGCTTGTTGCTCTTGCGCACGAAGATCTAGCTCTTTCTGCTTGATCTCTACAAGTGGGTCTTGCTGACCTGACTGTGGTGGATTCTGTTGCTGGAACTGCGAAATCAGCTGTGCCTGTATCTGAGCAATCATGTTTTCATGCTCTTCTGGCGGTAACTGCTGTGCCTGTGGATTCTGAGCCATCTGCTGGTCGTGAATCACCCTAGCCTTTTGTCCCAAATGGTCATAGATGTGTTTCTCAATAGTCATCAACACGGCTGGTTGCATCTGTGCCACTCGGCTGTTCATGTAAGCTAAGTGGACAGCAATATGTGCTTCATGGTCTTGCTGTGGGTAGGCTTGCAGTTTGCCCTGACCACCAGCGGCCGCACTTGCCTTCTGGTTCTCTGTTGATGGATCCTCTGGCTGTTGCTGTGGCTCTGGTTTAAGGATCTGTTCTATGTTCTGCACACCTAACGCTGAGTAAACTCGGTAATAGGCCTCATGCAGATTGTGTAGCTCTGGAGCAGCTTGTGCTAACTTCAACTGCTCCTGCGCCAAAACCACACGCTGTGACATACTAAAGATGTTGGGATCACTTACTGGTAAAATATCTACCCGAGCATCAAAGTCCTGCGACTTGATCATCGCATCTACGCCTACCTCATAGGGGTAAGGCTGGGGATCTTCCGCAAACAACCGCCCAAGCATCTTTAACTCTTGCTTCATACTGGCATGGAGACGTTTATGCACCGCGCTGATGATTCTTGCGCCACGCTCTAACAAAGCAATGGTCGTGCCTACTGGCATTTCCTTATTGCCATCCGCTATACCTACATCTGTATTGCCAATAAACCGCTGGGCAGACTCAACAACAAAACCCATCAGCTGGAAAAGCGTATTACTCGGTTCTTTGTAGGGTAATGGGATAATACTTGCCCTTAAATCACCTCCTGGAACGTCAACATCTCTAAATTCTCCGGGCTGTAAGGGGTTATCATCATCTGCAATCCGTAAACCACGAGCCTTAAAGCCACTTGGCATATTGCTCAAAGTTCCGCTGTCGATTAACTGGCGCAAAGTGCTAGTAGCAGTGCGAGAAAGGTTGCCAAGCAGGTGAATCAAGCCAAAACCGTAGAAACCGAGTCCTGGAGTGAACTTATACTGTACAAAATGCTGTATTTTGTTCTTATTGGGATCATCTTGGCGATAATTTCTGCGTATGGACAGCACATCACTGGTGTCTTTGCACAAAGTAACAATATACGGCAGTTTTATACCCGACTCTTCGCCATCTTCCATCAAATCTGGGTACTCAGGAAGGTCCAAATAGCAATGGCACTCGTAAAAAGTAAGCGAATCGTTCTTACTATTGGGCTGGATGCCCTCTAAACGGTCATATTCCTCGGTTATTTCATCCGTATCCTGCGCACCAGTCCTAACTTGCACATCAGCATAGACGCCAGCGACCTGCATCTTTCTGAATTCGTTCTCTGTTAACTTAAAAACGTGCGTAATGCGCTCGGCTGTCTCCATATCCGTGGCTGAATACGGTACAACTACATCCTCACTTGGAATAAAACGGCTGACAGGCCGTCCGAGAGCGTCATCTCGGTAAATCTTTTTGAAGGCACTGCCAGCTAAACCTAAAAAGTAAAGCATTTGGTCAAATTCTGGCTCATATTCTTCCATCTCATACATGATTTGGTAATTCATGTAGTCTTGGACTCTGCGAGCTTGTGCTTCAACCGCTGGACTAGGTAATCCAACTATGCTTGCTTTGACAGGACCAGTGCTAGGAAGCATCTCTTTGTATGCTCCAGCTTGGAATTGGGTTACTGCCTCGTTCAATATTGGGTGAATTACCCCTGTTGCACCTCTAAACGGCTCGGTGCGCTCATCATACTGGAGGCCAAGTAATTTCAAACCGTTTGTATAGGCATCTGCCCACTCATCACGGCTATGTTTGTCGTCCTCAACAGAAGACATAACGTAAGTGCTGACTCCAGCCAACGTATCATCGCTGACCAGTTCGGCTAAGTTGCCGTAAAAATCATCTGGCTCCATGCCATAATTGTCTTCTTGACCAAACTCAACCGTTGCACCACCATCTTCGTCGGTAATTACCTCAACGTCGACCAGTTCCTCTGGCTTTTCTTCATCTATTCGGGGGAATGTCTCGTTAGGAGCTTGGAGTAAACTCCTGTCTACATTACTTGGGCGTTCATTAATAGCCATTAGTAATAGATCCTTTGTCTAGGGGCTGAAGTTTCTTCCTCATAATCTTCAGGGTGGCGTACAAAACCGCCCTCCCTGAATCTGCGCAAGGCTTGCGTAACTGTATCGACGTAATCGTCATGCTCTCCAGCAGGGAATGCGGCACATTCTTCCACCACCTCTTCAGCCCAACGAGTCTCAGGACACCATACTAAACCACTTTCGAAGATGGGGGCAATGCTATTCACTCGGGTAAATTTGTCATTTCCTCGGCTAGGACTGTAATTGCTCACCGGAATGCCCATGTTCCGTAGCTCTTGGGTCAATGGCATACCACTAGCCTTCGCCTCGATCAAGACACACTCCGGATCCCAATACTTGTACTCATCCAACGCAATACGCCTCAACTCTGGAAAGTCCCATCGTCCACGCTTCGCGTCCATTAGAATAATGTTAGGTGGTCCACCCTCCTCTGGGTAAAACACACCCCATGTGGTTATAGCACTATAGTCCGCATTGGTCTGCTTACTAAAAGCGGTATCGTAAGACTGCAACACATAACTCAGGGTTGGGGGGCTATCTTTTTCCCAAGTCTTCCACCATTCGCGTTTCAATATAGCAGAAACATCACTCGTGGGGTTCTGTTGCCACTGCGCCTCCCACTTACCTACGGTCAAACTACCCTTTACCGCCAACAAATCCTTCTTGTTCCAAAACTCAGGCCATAGGGGTTCATCCGTATCGGGCATCAATGCTGGGAACTCAACTATCTCCCACTCATCAGCCAGCACATCCTTAGCTTGCTGGCGCAACAACTTTCCTGTTAGGTCGTTCTCCGCCCATCGGGTCATCACTATTACGATTGTCCCTCCGGGCTGTAAACGCTGACGCG